TACCACCGGGGTAGTCAACAACTATACCACAAATTTACCCGGGACTACGGGTTCGCAAGTGACCTTCACAGTTCCCGCGAATGCACCATCCAGTATGACTTATCTTTGCCAGACACACGGAGCTGGTATGGGTTCCACGATTACCGTGAGTAGTTGGGCGCAGATCGGTTCGGATATAACGGGACCCTTCGGGTCCATGACAGGAAGTTGCATGACCGGTGACGGTACGAAGGTTTTCGGAAATTACCAGGGCTCAATGTATTCATGGGAATACAGTGGTAGCAGCTGGTCACAATATCGCAACACGATACCTGCCTGGAATGCGAATGAACCTGACATGGGAAGGATATCACATTCTACGAACGGTGAGATACTCAGTATTGAAGACAAATACCGTGCTCAAGTAGTGATATTCAGTACTACGAGTTCATCATCGTCATATTCTGAGCGCCATAGCAACAATTACTACAATGGCAAGTATCATTCGCTATCGAACGACGGTGCGAATTTGGTATTATTAAGTGCACAGAGTGGGTCTATGGTGTGGAATGGAACAAACTATGTCTACGATGGAGCGTCGGGGACACAAGTCCCCTGGTATACCACTTCCACTTCTAGCTTTGTGGAGATCTCGGGGAATGGCAACTTCGTATTTTGGGTTGATAATTCCACAGACAGATTTAAGTTATACAGTAAATCGGTAGTCGACGGAAACGTTCAGTGGACATTGAAATCAAGCATCGAATATTTTTATACCCCAGTGAAAATGTCGGCACTCGGAAGTGATGCTATCATAGTAACCGGATCGGGGTCAGCGGGTGCCAAGATTCACGACATCTCGACCACTCCGGGAGACGGTGAAGACCGTCTACTTAACACCTCGTCATCCGACCAGGCATTTTCTAGCCACGTGACGAATAAAAGATCTGATTACCGGTTCGTGAAGAATATTCGGTTCGAATGTAACGGTAAACGCATGTTTGATCATACAGGTAAATATCTAGCCTACGAACAATCTTTAATACATCATACAGGATGCCCCGATCCCGCGTATGAATTTTATACATATTCATTCGCTTTGAAACCGGAATTATATTACCCTACCGGTCAATTAAACATGAGTCGCATTATTCATAAGAAATTAGACGTAGAACTCGATGAAACATCTACTTCACGGAATATAAACTTTTCGATATACGCTTTGAATTACAACCTTCTACATGTTGAGGGAGGAATAGCGGGTTTAAAATTTTAACGGGTTATATTAGAAATGGCAGGACGGGTGCAACTTGCCACTACGGGTACCCAGGATGCTTACTTCACAGAGAATCCTGAATACACGCATTTCATCAAACAGTTCAAAAAGCATACGAACTTTTCAGCGTATGACGTGTCCCACGACTTACACGGTCAATTGGAATATGGGGGTATTCTCAAGTGTACGATACCAGCGAACGCTGGTGATCTGATAAAAACTATACGGGTACATTTTACACTTCCACCGTTAGAAACCGATGGAACCAACTTTAGATACGTCGAATCTATTGGTCACGCGATATTCCAACACGTAGATCTCGTAATAGGTGGGCAACTCGTACAGAGAATCCCTAGAGATTGGTTACAGATCTATAGTGAGCATTACATTACACAGACGAAACAGAATAATCTGGCTAAGCTGATAGGTAAATGTCCCGACGAATCATCTGGACTTCCGGTGCGACATGCATCCATAGATCAACACTTACCACTCGCGACTACATCGACGAGTTATATAGTAGATATACCGTTCTATTTTCATAATAATCCAGAACTTGCAATTCCACTTTGTGCATTAACAAATCAGGAATGTGAAATAGAAATTCAACTCAGTGATATCGGTAAATGTATTCACAATTTACCCAATATAATTCAACGTTCTTCACCAGACAATACCAATTTTGTTGTTACTTGGCAAACGACGGCAGGTGGTAATAAATTTTTCATAAACGGTGTACAAGCACCCGAGATAGAATTACAGTATGGCCGTACGTATACGTTCCAATTCGGAACGGCGCAACAAACGCTCCATCCGTTTAAATTATCGGTGGGAAGTGATGGATCTCACAATAATTGGATTGACTACTCGAATAACCAATCATCTACAAATGATTTCGTGACGATCACGTTGACGTTAACCGTAAACAGTGATACACCGAGTACGTTATATTATTACTGTACACAACATTCTGGTATGGGTAATACGATACACATAAACACACAGCCCATAGATACAACGGGATTAAGTATCGAATCTATGAGTCTACACACCGAGATGGTTCAACTTAACGACCCAGAACGGCAGGCGATTAAGAAAAGTAATCGCGACTACATTATCACACAGATCCAGCAGGATACGTTTGAAATTCCGGTCTCTAGTTCCGAAGGTATGGATGAGTACAAGTTTAAAATGGATTTCACGAACCCTGTAAAGGAGTTATATTTTGTCATTGCGAATATTCCCCTACAAGTTGAAAGTTTTATAAGCACGTTTGATTATGATTTTGTCTCTCAAATATATCCATCGGGATCCAGTGGTAAATATGTAAACTTTGAACACCTCATCAGTTTAGGGATGGTTTTGGATAACGAAACAATTCTCGATGAAGTGACTGGAAATGTCGTACATCTCAGAGCTGTACAGAGTGGTATCCATCACTCGAGAACTCAATTATTCAGACGGTTTTACTCGTATAGCTTTGCATTAGAACCCGAGAAGTGGTATCCAACGGGTCAGCGCAATTTCAGTGCTATTAAGGAACAAATCATAAACCTGAAACTGAATAGTGAAACGACTTTTAAAAGAGAGCTTAGAGTTTACGCGCTCGCTAATAATATACTCCGAATCAATGGAGGCAGCGGAAAAGTTATCTTCCCAAATGGTGGAATCAGCAATTAACATAATGCAACCGGTCATGGAACATGCCGTCGTTTTATCAGGACAGTACGCTAAAGCGTGTGGTCGAGATATAATTTTAGCGAAGGATATGGAATACTGTTTAAAATACTGCGCGATGAACACAGTGGGTCAGCAGATTGGGTCGTATTTCCCGGATATTTACGAAGAGGAAGAATCCGAGGATGAAGAGGAAATAGAGACAGTTGATGAGGAGGAAGAACCTCCATTCGCCCCGTATTCAGGAACAGAGGAACTTTATATGAAAATCAATGAGGCATATGACGCATGGGAGGGTTGGGATCCGACCAATCCGTCAGAAGAAATGATAAAAAATGCGATTGATAGTAATGGACACATCACCTCTCCAGGGATGGACGACTTCTAATTACAAAAGTTTTAAGGCGGTCGACGAGTCTTCAGAATCTGACTCAGATTCCGATTCCGATTCGGAATCTGATACACCCAGGAAGGGCGATATCAAAGGATATAATAAGAATACATACAAAAAATTATTGATCGTCGAAGAGTTGCTACCAGAATAAAATCTGTGCATACAATAAATGTCTTCCGATATCGCTGTCGATACCGTCCTCGCGATCTCCCGTGAGCTCGAGGCTCAGTCCCTCAACTCCGTCGTCGCTGGCTTCTCCTTCGCCGCGGCTCTTTCTTGGATGGACGTCGTTCGTTGGTCCATTCACCAGGTCGTCAAGGTTCAGAAGAACGGTGGCATGAACTACGCGCTCACCGCTCTCTTCACCACTCTCCTTTCCGTGATCGTCTACATGATCATCTCTCGCCTGTCTACTCGCGTCAGGAAGCCCAGCGCTCCCGTCTACGCGGTTACTCGCTAAATTTTCGTGGTTTAGTGAATACCATGAAGAAACAACCGGTAAGTATGATTAAAAATATATAAACAAACCCATTCCATTTATTCAGGTCATCAACCCTGCTTTGAATATTTGGCGGAAGACGGTATCCTTCGGTACGTTTTTCATTTTGTAATTCTGTACCCTTCTTTACCATAGGAACTCTCGATAATTTATCAATTGCACCGTCAATTGATAATTTTAATACATGATTCGCGTTTCTAAAATCATATGGAATCAATCGGTTATTACTACTGTAAAAGAACTGAATACGTAGTTTCGATATATTTTGTGAACCCGATTCGAAATTGTGTTCTATAGTGTCGTCTACACCAGAATAATTAATGACGTCTCCGCACATCAGGATTCGACCAGTATAGAACGGTGTGTCGGAATATACCGTCTTATTCAATTCTTCTGCACCGCTACTTATTTTCAGTATGAGTGCATCCGGACCCTGGAGATTTATACTTCCGGTCGTGAGAGTGTCGTTCACTGACGTTACGTTACTCGCAGGAAGTCCTAAAATATCATGTGGCGTCGTTAATCCTTCCGAACCGGTATCAAACCCGTTATCTCCACCGTAAAACTCAAACGTAAATGCACTCGAACCCCCGAACGTTAACTCATTCTTACTCTTATCATAACTCGCAGTCGAAATAGGTACCGAAGCCTCAGCCTGAAATTTAGATAATAGTTCAGCCGCCAATTCGTTTCCATTGTAATTTTCGTTAGGTAACGATATAGTGGTACCATTAACAGAAAACGTGTTGTTTCTGTCGTTTATAAGCAATTGACTCGCGTGGATACGAGCCGATACAAGTGATATCTTAGAGACGTTGTATATGGGGTTTTTCAATTCAACGACATAATCTCCTGGATTGGGATACGCTACAGGATCGCGTTCTCCACTATCTATGTCTAACGTGTGTACGCTCATTAAAATAAGGGGATATATTTTAATCAGTGTGTTTATGCAAAAGATGAAATTGTTTACATGATCTGTTGGGTGAGGGGGTTGTTCTGAAGCTGTTGCTTGGCCACGTTGAGACTGTGATCTGTGGCATATGGGTTGGCGTTGCCCTTGTAGTGATTGAAATTGTAATACTTATTGTTATCATATTGCTGTGTCCATCCACCGTTAAGAGGACCTGTGCGACCATCAATACGAGTAGTGTCGAAACGCATAGCCGTGGGCATACCACCTTGGTTAAGGGGTCCCGCGCGAACATTCATACGACCAGCATTACCATGTCTATTTGCCTTACCACGACGGTCGTCGGGGCGGAAGCCATATGCAAACAACTCCTCGGAAGTGTACGGACGCTGGGGAGACATAGCTTGAGATTCTCTGAGTTGAGAAGCGGGGGCCATGACGTGACCATGAGAGAAAGTGCTTATACCGGGAGCAAGCTGGTTGTTATACGCGTATTGTTCGACGTTACCATCCTTCTTGTTACGAGTGGGATCCGCTACGTGTTGGAGTGCAGATACAGTGCGCTTAGCACCATTAAATCCGAGGCCGTCGTTACGAGAACCGGTCATAGAACGGTTGGTAACACGCTTGCCGTTCACATGCTCACCCCTCGGAACATGGCCACCAAAACCCTGGGACTTGGCGCCGGCGACTGGGCGACGCTCGGGGAGATATGCAGTCTTTTCGGGACGGTTATTCGCAATCTCGCCCATCTTACCACGTCGACCACCGAAAATATCATGCGCCGGGCCACTTCTACCGGGTAAAGTAGTCATTCTGTACGCACCCACATTTTCAGGATTCACGCGCACTATCTGGTGGAAACCACCCGCTGCTGGAACATCGGGACCAACCGCGATACCCGGACCCACCTGTTGCCTCTCTACAGGAGAAAGGTTATTCATCCGACCGCCATCAAACATACGATCACGCATTTCTAAAACTTCACCACCACTCGAACGCCCCTGTGGTGCGATATCCGAAAAATTATGTACCTCAACCTTGGAATCAGGTAAATTAGATAAACCAACGGGTTTGGGAGACATGACATTAGGTACCTCTTCCTGCATTACAGGGATAGATGCCTGTTGAACGGTCAAGTTGTACTCCTCGGTCTTCTTTTTTTCACTTAAAACTTTTCCTGCGTACGCCAATCCGGCGATAGCTACTAACGAAAGTGGATCCGCCATTCTTAATTTTAGAAGAGATTTTTATTGACCAGGATATCGCTTCATGAACTGCATATTCTGAGTTTCGGCTGTGGTGCTGACGGGATCATATTGTACCGTGTTGAGAGGAAGCTTGCATTTCATGTCTTGGAGAGGGAATAAATTTTGTTCGTACGTCTGGGCGACGACCTTGTTAAATCTAGACGTGGATTGGGGGCGGAGCATGTCGCTCGTCTCGATAAACTGAGCGGGGGCACCCTTACCCGCCATGTAAGGAGAGGTACCGTATAACATAGTATTAGGTCTACTGGAACCATAGTTAAGGGTACTGGGCTGGGGGTAAGTGAATACCTCTTCCGTTGCACACACGGGAGGGCGAGCAGGATTTTCGACAATTTTCAATCCCGGTTGAAGCTGATATGCCATTTATTATTACATAAGAATATTATCTATCTAAGCTGGACCATTACCTCCACCGAACATACCACTACGCATATCGCCACTCGAATCTAAACCACCAAAGGCTTCTAATTGCACTCCTCGAGCATCGACATTGCACAAACTCGGATCCGACTTGCAAATAGGGGCACCTTTCTCACCATATAACCATTCCGCAAAAGCGGTCTGATCACCCGGAATATTCGTCACGGGGCCCGAAACGAACTGCCTAGAAAATGCATTTCGTTGAGCATCTGGCATGGGAGAACGGGACTTTTGGGGACCATAAGGAATACGGCCTGATAACATATGATTCACTTCATCACGAACTGTCTCATATCCACAAGCTGAAGGACGATCCGGGCGACCATCATAGTCGCTCATCAAAACATTCGCCATAGGATTATCAATTGTGGGGAGCTGACACTCTGGAACGTACGTCTCCCTCTTCGCATTATTTCCCTTGATCATTTTAGACTTTTCCATTACATATAAAACTGAGAGGACCGTAGCCCCTAATATAAAAATGCGCATATCTCGTCTGATGAGATACAAAATGCATGTCGCGTAAATGACGAATCGCGCTGTGGCATTTACCCTTTCGACCGCCGTCTGTTGATTAGTGGGCCAAAATTCGGTAATTTTATCAGACCTGACAACCTGTTTTGGATCCATAAACAGTGAGACCATTTATATTATGCTTAGTTTATTTTTTCAACATACCGCTGAGTAGCCCCTGCATAGACTGCATAAGCTTATTCTCGTCGATTTCGAGTTCACCGTCCTCGTTGGACAGCTTGTCTGCACATTGCTTGGCGACCGTCTCGATCATATTAAGTGTGTCCGCTGGGATTGATGTGATAGTAGTACCGAGCATGTATAGCGTTTGGAGATACTGCCAGATAGCATCCTTAGTACCTGTAGACGCCTTAGGCCAGCAGTTTTTAAGATTGATATCCTTAAGAAATTCGATATTTTCTGCGTGTTCGAGGAAGAATGATTCATCCTTAGAGTTGATCTTATCCACATGAGCGGCGACGTTTTCCATGAAACCATCAACAATCATCTTACCATTGGCGGATCTCATAAGTTCAAAAGCGGCGATGTACTTTTTGAGACCCTTCTCTTCTGGGAAGGTTTTGTGTAGTTCCATGAGAAACTGGCCCATCATGTCGTTAAACGCTGTAACGGAAGTCATATATAACATATGTTGCGATTAATCTTTAAGTTACTCAAAAGGGGTCGGTGGAAATAGTTTCACGTTTACCTAAGCCGTTGGATATGATAAAATAGACTAGTATAGCTATTAATGCGGCTGGTTTGGCATAAGCGCTCGTAGAGAGAGTACCCTCATCATTGAGTCGAGCTTTGCCGTGAATATATAAAGCGGTAAGACCGGCTGCAATTATGGCCGCGGAACCTGGGTCGCGGAAGTATTCGTCCATATTTAATAGCGGAGTTTTTTACTCCTGGTGTCTGCTGCATCTGCGAATAGGTCGCCACTCGGACCCTGGCGCTGCTGGGGTCGAGTATTCACGGTTCTAAATTCATTTTGAAATGGATTAGGTGCCGGCTGCTGGGGTGCTTCATACTCTTCCATGGGCTGTTCCATCTGCTCCTGATACTCTTCAGATGGTTCCCCCATTTCATCTTCAATATCACCCATGGGGTGTTCCATTCCTTCTCCTTCCATTCCTTCTCCTTCCATTCCTTCTCCTTCCATACCACCCTCCATACCACCCTCCATTCCTTCTTCTGGCCGACCCTCGAAACCCCCACCCATTTCACCTGGGTTTTCTTCATCGTACTCTTCGATA